GTTTCACCATTAACAAGACGGAAACCGCCAATAAGATCATCTTCATCTGTTTCGATTGTAATGTTTACACGTATAAGTTCTCTCTTTAACTGAGCACATGCTTGCTCTACACTGAATGTCTTACCATTCCCAGAAAGACCAGTGATAAAAGCAGGATAAAAAAGCTTGCTTTGTAGAATTTTTTTAACGTCAGTAAATGAACCAAATTTAACAAATGTGTCATCATTTTCAGGGACTAGATTTCTTTCAACAACTGGTTGAACTGCAGGAGCACTAAATGAGTTTTCAATATTTTCTACTGCCTTTGTAGTTACTTCAAGGTTCCACTTACCTTTTGCAACCTTGTATTTTTGAATTTTTTTAGTTACTGTCTGGTAACCGATGTCATTAGCAGCACAGAACCCACGGACATCTGCAGTGGTGAATTCATTTCCAAAGGTGCTTCTTAATCCATCAACTGCTTGTTGTTCTGTCATCTTAAGTTCGAAAGCCATAATAATGTTAGGTGTCTTATTTATGAACCTATTATAACAATAAAAAAGGGGTCATATGACCCCTAGTAGACAGTTTATAGAGTGGCCCACCATCTGGCTTTGCCACCTCTTCTCCCATTGTTATCAATAAATCCCTCTTTTCTTAATTCATCAAGATACCACCCAAGACAAATTAAACCTTTAATAAAGTTAAGAGATTTCTGACTTAATTTAGGCAGAAACTTTTTTTCTATACCAAATTCAATGACTCTATCAACTATGTCCTTTTTCTGTGACTTATTACCTAAGTCCATTACAGCACATAAAGTCATTTTTTTAACAGGAATGGAACAAGTCCTTGACATATCAGGTTTTAAAAGAATAATACCACATTACCATTAAAAAAGGGGTCAGATGACCCCTAGTGGACACTTTAATAACTGGGCTCTAAATCGTATATCTTCTCATCACATTCAGAATATGTAAGACCATCCCAGTAAGAATGGTACAATCTTCCCCAGACTACACTAAACTCCTCATCATCCAAATTCTTAAATAAACACTTGTCATTTAAGTAGATGTGATATGTTTTTGACATTGTTAAAGTGCATTTTTAAGTTCTTTAACTAAATCCCTTTTACTGTGCCTTCTATCTAATTCTACACCAAGAGTCCTACCATAAGCTTCGAGTTCCTTCTTGCTCATTTCAGAAAAATTTACTTCTTCCTTGTCAGATTCAATCGAATCACTTTCATCAGGATTTTCAATAGCAGCTGCTATTTCCTCCTCTGGTCTAGGTGGAGTTTCTTCAACAACAGGTGCTGGTGTTGGTGTTGACACCTTACCTTTAACTAGGTCTCCAAATCTGCTCATAGCCTTACATAGAATTTCTTCAAGTATTTATCAAGCAACAAGTTCTATAAATTCACCAAGAACTTTCTTGTTCATTTTCTTGCCGTTAAGAGACTTCTTAAAGGCAGATCTGATCTGTGCTTTAGTAGCATCTTCCTTTACTTCAAATTCTGTTTCATTATCCAAAGCAGATGATGATAATCCAAAGTAAGTATGATAACCAGAATTCTTGATAGAACAAGACTTATTCTTTTTCCAATCCTTCATTAGTTTCTCATAAGTATCACCATAAGATCCTGTAAACCTTCTTATGAATGCACCACCTTCTCTTGTAGAAACAATACGGATACCAATGAAATTAACATCAGAAAACTTATCTCTAAGATTCTGAAGATATACATCAGTTTGTGAATACCAATCACCATTGAATGCATAGGTACGTCCAGTCTTACGACATCTTAAAAAAGTACCATAGTTAACGTTATTAGTACCCAAGTATGGGCCATCTTCCCAATGACGCTGGAAGTTCTTATGAAATCTCAATGGAGATCCTTCACCATCAGTAAGAACAACACACTGAACCTTCTCGACCTTATTCTCTTCCTTAAACTTAGGAAGTATCTCATGAAGAGCAATCATGGTCTCATTTAATGGAGTTCCAGAAAGATTCAATCCATTTGGACAGAAATATTGGCAGTGATAACGATCCTCATGTGCTAGTGCAATACGGAATATATTCCTCATCTGCTCCTCAAGTTCCTTACCTCTTACTTTACTTGTAAAGAAGTTCATTAAAGAGAAATGATCTTCAACATGAGCAACACCTTCCTTTGCCTCGTATGCTGGCATTCTTGCTATTGCTGGTGTTCCATCAGAAAGATAAGTCTGAAGAGGATAGCAGTTAGTAAATGCATAAACATCAAATGGAATGTTTACCTTCTTGCAGAACCATAATAGGTTATACAATTGCTTTATAGTGTCAAGCAATACAGGAGCCATAGATCCAGACCAGTCAAGAATGAATACTAGACCATGATTCTTACCATCAGGTACTACACTTATCTTCTTGAAAAGATCCTCGTTAAATCTGTAAGTATGAAGCTTCGCTGTATCGAGAACCCCAGTGCGACTAGTAGTAGCACGAGCATAACTCGAAGCTGCCTTGCGACACTCAAACTCTTTGACCAGATAATTGACTTCTTTTTGTGCATTGCGTTTGAATTTAACATACTCTTGATCTGCGTACTCAAATCTGTTTGTTGGAAGATGTGATGTAATACCATACTTCTCCATTCTATCACGATATTCCTGATCACTTGCTGGTGACCATGCTACTTCACATTGGTTATGTATCTCTTCATTAGGAACAATTACTCTATCCAATCTTACTTTAGGTAATTCAAAATAAGCAGTTTCAGTCATCTGATTGGTATTAGTAAGATCCTTAAGTGCATCTTCTAATGCTTCTACAGTCTTAAGATCTAATCCATCATGCTTCTTACCTGGCTGAGGTTGTGGTGATTGATCACTATCTGATTCTTCTGGTTCACCTTTGTTTACTGGTTGATCAGAATCTTCAAATGAATCATCATCATTCTTCTCATCAGAGTCTTCTGAATCTTGACCACTTTGTGGTTGTGGTTCAAAATCTGGATCCTCTTCTCCACCTTCTCCATCTTGAGATACTTGTTCCTTTGCTTCCTGATTTGCCTTTGTACAGTAATCATAAAGTACTTTCGATGCATTCAGAACATCATCAAAAGTCTGACAAGAATCTACTACCTTGACAATCTCCTTCTCAGCATCTGAAAAAGGTATATCAACGAAGTTACCAATCTTGAAATGTAGATTAACCCTATCAGCAAGATTGAAAGAATCGAGATCTTCATCAATAATGTTAAAGAAATCGTCATCATTTAGTTCCTCATAACCGTGGTAGAAAGATTTCGCAAGGCCTGCATACTTGCGTTTCATCAATTTCTCTATTCTAACATCTTCTACGATATTTACAAACTGTGGTGGTATTTGAACCTCAGTATACCAGTTTCTATCTGGTGTGAATAATGCATGTCCTACTTCATGTCCAACCAACATATCATATACAGTATTGCTTGCTTTATCCCATAATGGTAGTGTCAATACACGAGTACCAACATTAAACTGTGCTGTTTGTACTTGCTTGTGCTCTACTATAAGGTCTTCAGTAGCAAGAAGTTTTGCAAGTTGTGATTTGATTTCGTGTTGAACTGTCATCTGCTTTTGTTTTCGATATACCTATTATACTAGAAAAGCGTCCGTTAGGACGCTTCTGTAGACGGTTTATCAACTGTCTTCTTTTTGCTTTTGCTTGTCGCAGCATTTGGGGCTTTAGATGCCTTTTTTGTTCCTTGTTGGAATGATGCTGCCAGTTTGGAACTTTCATGGAGTGTCTCCAGTGCTTTAAGTACTTCAGGGGTTTCATCCCATGACCACTCTTGAGAGTGCTTGGGATTCTTCTTTTCTAGAGTAAAGGTCTTTATAGTCATAAGATCCCTGCGTTGGAGTATTTATTGTATCAGATCTTGAATCTGATGTCAAGTATCCATTTGTTTTTTTCTATAAAAATTATTTCCTGCTTGAGAAGTGTAAAGAAGATTATCAATATGATTATTAGATGAATCTCCATCAATATGATCAATACAAATACTTTTTCTTACAATATCTTTAACACTTTCTGGTGTTTGATCCCACTCCTCCATAGGTACAGGAGGATATTCATCAATTGGTTTCCAAGACCACATTACAGCTTGATGAACTAGAAGTGATCTATGAATACTTTTCTTCTTTCCTCTTCGTCTTTTACCACCAGTTGCCCCAACAGCATATTCATGAGTATCATTTGGAAATAATTCCTTATGAGTATCCTCGTCTATCGATACTATAAAACTTCCATATTTTAAACCAGTTTTATAAAAATAGGGATTTAAAACCTTTTCTGTTGGAGTTCTCCTACTTATTACCTTACCATCTTTAGAAACAAAATAGTTAGGAATAATTTTACCATATTTACGAAGAGGTTTAAATTCCTCTTCACCAAAAACATTAATCATTATCAAGCAATTAGTTTACTGAATCCCTTTACCTTATCAAATTTAACCACTCTATCAAACTGATCTATAAAGTCATCCGTCTTATGAGAGATAACAAAAACATTAGCATCACTGACAACATACTTGATTATCTTAGTAAAGTACTCAGTACCAAACCCATCAAGAGAACTATCAAAGATCTCATCAAGGATAAGTAAATTTGTACTAGCAGAATTTTTCATCCGTGCAATTTCTCTCCATGTGAATAGAAGTGCAAGGTCAATCCTCATCTTCTCACCTTCACTGAATGACTCATAACTAAACTTATCATGTATAGGAGATTTTACACTTTCTTTAAATTCTTCATCAAGAGAAAAATTGATATAGAAATCCATCAACTGCAGATACTTATTGATCTGCTGATTCATTAATGGCAAATAACGTTTGATTATTTTAGACTTAACACCACCATCCTTCATCAAGGCATGGGCAAATTCGTTATAAACGTTTCTCTCAGTTTCCTTTGATTGTTCTTTTTGGAGGCCTTCTTGTTCTCCTAGTAATTTTTCTAACGCATTCCTTTCAGTAGTTCTGTTTTTAAGTTGTTCGGTAATAGTTTGAATTTCTTGTTCAATGTCTCTGGTTTGATTTTCAAGTCCAGAAATCCTTGTACTGGTTTTAGAAATTTCATGCGTTAGTTTGGATGCCTCCGAAGTAAATACCTTGAATTGGTTTTCTCTTTCCTCTTCAAGTCTGATGGCTTCCTCTAATTCTTTGAAACCTTTTTCAAGTTCCTTTGCCTTAGATTTAGCATCATTAATTCTATCTATACGAAATGCTTCATCAATAGATTGGGTGCAAGTAGGGCAAACCGTGTTATCTGTGAAAAACTTATGCTCTTCAGTAATGGTTGATACCTTCTGAGATAATTTACCCCTTAAGTTACCCAACTTCCTTAACTTTTTGTTACTACCTGAAAACATTTCAATATCTTTATTAATCACGTTCAACTCATCACTCATCTCTTGCAACTCCCCTTCATATGCATTAATTTCTCCTGACAAAGTGACAAGTTTATCTTTTTTATCTTTTACATTCTGTTTACCAGTTTCTTCTAGATCCTGAATAAAACTCTTTTGCATATCAATCTTCTCTTCTAGAAGATCTTTACGAATAGATAATTCCCTTATTCTCTCATTAGTTCCTCTCATTCTTTCCCTGAGAAGTAAACTCATAACTGAGAATATTTTAATATCTAAAAGATCCTCTATAACTTCTCTTCTTACTGGAGCACTCAGTTGCATAAAAGGTACAAATGATGCACTACCTAATATAACAATCTGGGTGAATGATTTATAATTTAACTTTAAGACTTGTTCTTCCAACCATTTCTGTTGATCATTCGCTGCAGAAGCCTGATCGAGTAAACTTCCATCTTTATAAATTTCAAATCTATTTGGTTTAATTCCTCTTGCAACCTTCCATTCTATTTTACCAATATCAAATTCGACTTCTACTAAACACTCCTTTTCATTTACAGTATTAACTAATTGACCCTTTGTTATCTTACGAAAAGGTTTATTAAACAATGAAAAAGTAAGAGCATCCAATATAGTACTCTTACCAGCACCATTAGTACCAATAATAAGACTAGTTTTTTCTTGTGTCAGATCAATTTCAATAAAATGATTTCCTGTAGAGAGGAAATTACGCCATCTTATTTTTTTGAATAAAATCATTCTCTCTTGGAGGAATCACAAAATCATCTTCTGTGATGATCACATACCTATAATTATACATGTTACAAGTGTTTATTGCAAGCTGGTCAGGGACTTCCATTACAGTCATTGGTGGATAATCATCTGCTTCCAATAATCCACCATAACGAATAGCATCATCCTCTTCTTCAAATAGATACAATGCTTTCTCCCCTTCAGGATCGGTGACAGCATATGCACCCTCGTGTTCTTTTCCTTGTATAGCAAGAACAAACATTACTCGAACTCGCAGGCCTCCCTGTAAACGTCCTTCATAATGTTTTTCACTACTTCTTTATCTAAATCAAATTCGGACTCTTCAATGTATTTATTTAAAAGTGTTAACGTATCTGCACTTTCATCGGAGGAAAACTCTACCTCCTCATCATCTATAGTAAAATTCTCAACTACCTTAAGATCATAGCAACCTGCTTTATTAATCTTATCAATAAACTTATCAAATTCTAATTGACTAGACTTCTTACGTACAATAAGTTTAACTATCTTATCCTTCAAATGTCTTGCATCATATAACTTAGAATTATTATCTTCATAATACACCTTTTCAAACATAGTATAAGGATTTGCTATAAACTCTAACTCATATGTTTCCGTGTCAAATATATGAAATCCTCTAGCATCTCCTGCATCATTCCAAAATATTTGATATGGATTACCCAAATAAAATATCTTACCATCATTAGATCTAGTATGATAATGACCCGAAAACACTACATCTAATTTATCGAATACAGAAACATCCATATTCATATGTGCATTTGTCTGAACTACTCCAGGAAATAAAGTAAACCCATTCAACTCTAGGTGACCAAAAGCAGACTTACACTTTGTACTCTTAATTGCCTTTATGGATTCATCATAATTATCCTGACATATCCAAGGAAGAAGTAATGTTTTAAATCCTTCTATGTCTATTTCAGTTGCCCCAGTATATCGAATGATATTATTATAAGATGCCAATAGAGAATCTACTGCATTCACTTCATTTGTATTCTTATAATAAACATCATGGTTACCAACTATTGTATGTACCTTTACTTTTAACTTCTTAAATTTATCATACACATGTTCCTTTGCCCAATTCAAAGCCCAGAAATCTATATTCTTACGATTATCAAATGAATCTCCTAAATGAATTGCATTTTTAATCTTTCTCTCCTTTAATGTAGGAAAGAAAACATCATCATAAAATTTCTGAAAGTAATCATGAAAGATCTTACTACCCTTACGGGCCCCATAATGGGTATCAGTTATTAAAGCAATTTTCATTTTTTGGTGGTGTTGCTTCGTGTCCTGTTTATGATAGAAATAAATTTATCACCAGCAAATGTACCACCAAGGCAAACATCAATCTCATCACCATCCTTCCAATTCGTCTCACCATTCATTTTAGTATGGTTCATTGCAATTTGGATTTTGTCAATCACGTCTTGTGTTAGTCTCATGAATACTGTTTTGCTTGAATGTTCTCCTTAATTGTATTGTAATCTGATGTATTGTAATCTCCGTCTGCACTGAACACTTCATCAAATCCAGACCTTTCTATAATTTTAGATCTTATATCCATCTGACGTTTTTCTTTTTGAATTCTACGTAGAAAGGCATAATGAATGATTTGGGTAAAATAAGCAAATGGATTTCTAGACTTTTCTGGATCAAAGTTTTTTATGTACTGTACACAGTTCTCAATACCATCAGATATCATATCCTCCCTAAACATGTAATTAACAAAATTAGGTTTATATGATAAGTGAGTAGCAATCTTTAAAAAGCATGATCCAAGATAGTTTGTTATTCTAGGACGTGGTTTCCCTGCTTCTTCTGCTTCTGCACATTTACCTCTGTAAACAATAAGTGCTTCAAGAAACTCTTTATTGTTTACATAATGCTCTGACTTTTTAGTACGTCTAACCATTGCATGTTTTTCCTATGCTAGTTGTTTACATTATAACACATCATTTTCGTTTAATCAACAAAAGTAACCTGTCATCGATTTCCTTTGTGACTAGTATATCAAAGTTTTCAAAGGATTTGAGGATGTTCTCTTTAGAAACACCAGACCAATCTTCATCAAGTTCAGTCTCAAATAATCTAACATCATCAATAACTACCAAACCTAAGTCAGCTTGATATTCTTTATCAATTATACTACACTCTTCTAATAAAGGTACATCTAAATGATTTTTAGAACTTAACCCCTGAGACCAGTGTGCATCCAACCAAAAGAAAACATGATCCTCTTTTGTTAAACTATTTAAGTACTTTGGAATTTCAATTAAACTATCACCTAACACACGTTCTACATTACTCCAATGTCCAATCTGAGGAGTCAACCATTCATATAATTTCTCTGAAATTTCAACAGTAAAAACCTTTTCAAAGTACTGATAGATAGCATCTATACTCTGCCCATAGGCAGTTCCAGTTTCAATAAAGGTAGAAAATATATTAGGATCCTCTACTTGTTCGGATATTGCTTCCGAATATTCACTTAAATCATCTGGGTTTAAAAATCTTCCCATTATGTTAATTCAATTATCAATTTATTATAACACAAATTTACTAAGCTTGACAAGGTATCAAAATATCATTAGAATAACTCTGTCAGGGTTAAGGGAATATATTAGCTAGATTTATAAAGCTTCTCTAAGAATATTCGGGCATCAGATATAGAACTTAGAAACCCCATATCTTTATTAATTGGGGATTTATTATCATCTCTATCTTTATCTTTTAGATATCTTTCATATATTTTGATTACTTGTTCATCATGTATTTCACTCACAGTAATAACTTTTTCCATATTAATAACAAGTGGGGAATTCTGAGACATTTCTAACCAAGGATTAACTCTAACAGCACCCATTCCCATATGACGGATTTGTATTGTTTCAAAAGTTACGGGCGAGTCGAGTATTAGAATAGTTTTATCCTCTTCCTCACATGGACATATCTTAGCTAAGATTTCTTCTCCAGAAACTAATTTAATTACTCCTAAAAATTCTTCTTCTTTATCCATTTTCCTTCAGATCTATTTGTACTATTTCATAATTAAACTTTTCATAGTTATAAATTTTAATTCTTTCAATTAAATGATTCAGTGTATAATTCTTACGTGAACTATAAGTAATGTCATCTGCTATATCATAAAGTACTGCTTGTGTTTTGTTGTCTCCCTTCCTCAAAACTCGACCAATCGATTGAAGATTTCGGATTCTGGACTTAGAGGGACTAGCAAAAATGACGTTATGAAGATTCTTAATGTTAATTCCTGTGGAGAAGGTTCCATAAGATGCGACTATGATAGCGTTTTTTTCTTGTTCAGTAATCTCTCTTACGAGTTCTCTTTGTTGGGCATCGACTCCACCGTGTACAAAGAATACTTTACGATTACCTGATATGGAATTATTTATTAAATTGTAAAGTGGTTCACCATGTGCTTCTACTCTACTGAATAAAATAAGACTATTGCCTTTCAAATCTAATACTAAATTTTTAATAAAGTTATTTCGTTTAGGATGTCCGATAATATATTGCAATTCATCTTCATAAGTCTCAAATTTCTGTGTTTTATGCTTTAACAATAAAACATGAATTTGTAATTTAGAAAGATGACCCTTATCAATAAGTTCTTTTGTTTGAGTTACTTTGTATGATGGGCCAAATAATCCTTCCAAGACCCATTTATGCGTCTGTGTACCATCTAAAGTTCCAGTAAACCCATATCTATATTTTGCATCATTCATTTTAGTCATGATGCTTACAAGGGACTTTGACTTGAATAAGTGAGCCTCATCACCAATAGCAACTTCAAAGTCCTTAAAGAATGGTCTTTTTAATTTATAGATTGATTGCCAAGTAGTAATAGTAACTGGATATTCATTTGTTTTCTCTTTTCCAGAATATATTTTATGGCAATATTTTTCTGCTTCCCATCCATAATCCTCAAAGTCTTTGAACATTTGTTCTACTAATGATGTAGTAGGAACAACTAATAATACTTTCTTTTTCTTTTCTGCAAAATACCTTACTACAGAATATATCATCAAAGACTTACCTGATGCAGTAGGTGATATTAATAGTTTACGATTATATCTTAATGCATCATATACAGCATCTATTTGATAATTTCTAGGTTTATGCCTAGATATCTTCTTCATATATGCCTTAACTCCTTCACGAGATATTATCTCATTCTCTTCAAAAGGAGTACCATATTGTTGATTATTTTCAAATTCTAAGGTATATTCTGACTTCCTTGCCCAGTTAACAATCTTATCTACCAACCCAACATATACTTCCCCAGTAGCAGGAGAGAACAAACGAATCTTACCATCCCAATACTTACTACGGTACTGTGGCATGAATTTAGCACCAGGAACATCAAATGTAAAAAGATCTGATAGTTCTTGACTTATATGTGGTTCTGTTTTCACAGTTACATATACTTCATTCTTCTTGCGGATAGTAATATCAGTCACTGTATCCCCTAATGAATTGTTGCCACTCAATCGCATTCTTAATTTGATAAGTACGATTGTTTATATTTTTCAATATACTATCCAAATAACTGATCATTACTTGATAGTATTCTACTTTAGAGATTTGTTTGATTAACTCAGGGTCTGAGTCCATATATTTATCGACATCTTGCCTTAAGACCTTATGGTCAAAAGGTTTATCAATGTAGATTTCAGGATCTGCTTTGCCAGTATAATACTGCCACTTTTCTTTCTTAAGAACTTTGAATTTATTCTCCTCTGCTTTTTTGAGAAGAATTATTCTATTTAAAATTCTATAATATTTTGCGTGTAGGGCTGGAATATTAGTAGACTCAGTATGAAGATTATCTGGGTCTAACTTTGAATCCTCACTCCATAACGACTGAATTTCATCAAGATTCATAAATTAATTCATCACTTCTATATCATATATAGAGTACTTAAAGGTAGCGTCGGCCGTGACATAATCTATATCACCAGCACTAGCATCGAAGTTAATAGTTGATAGAGAAACAGGAAACACATCCCTAAATCTTACTTTTACAATTTCATTAAAACTACTATTGTAAACTATCAAAGTTGCATCTGAATATTCATTTAGTGCATTCTTTGCAGCAGGATCTGGCATATAAGTATCATCTCTTTTCAAATCAATGAACTCCTGTACACTATCTGGATAACCCAATCCACGTAACCAGTTTTGTACTTCCATATAATTTTCTAAGTTCTCATCAACAAAGAAACTTAGAGTAAAATCATCAAAAGTTAATTTGTCACCAGCAACAGGAATATCTCTTAAATATCCAGGTTGTAGTGCAAATCCTAAATTAATACCAGGAATTGAAGCAGAATTAGAAAAGAAGTCTGCTTTAGGTGCTTTTGTTATTATGAATTTAAATCCAACAGGAGAAAGATAATTCCTGTTTTTGATTTGATTTGACCAAGGAGCTGGCATTATTATAGACCTATTATTCTTCTATTTATTCCATCATATAACCCATCATGGTTAACCACATGACGGTAAACATACTAACTCCACCAAGAATCATAAGAGTCATTCTTAATGTTTCCACTTTTTAATAATTCGTAACATACTGTAATATATAGCAAGACAAAAAAAGAGACCCCCGAAGGAGTCTCTTGAATAAAGGATATATTTCCTTTCTTCTTACATGAGGTTAGAAACCTTAACACGTCTGTAGTAACGGTTAGAGTTAACACGTAGACGACCAAGACCTTGTGCAGTACCTTCAGCAAATGGGTTTGCGACGATACCATAACGAGTCTTAAATCCAATTTTTGGTTGGAAGGTGTCCTGACCAACTGCACGAACCATCTGTAGAGGAACGTATGGGCAGTAGAACAGTCCAGCGTCATAAGGTGAAGAACCCTTGTAACCAGCAACGTAGTACTGATCAGCAGCAACGTTAGCAGAATAAGGATCGATGTATACTCTGTACTTACCTTGTAGAGTACCAGCAAATGTGTTGCCAGTGTCATCAACATTAAGGTTAGCATTAAGAGCAGGTGTGTAATCAAGTACACCAGCCATTGTCAATGCAGAAGCAACGTCAGCAGAGCAAAGGATGATGTTAC